CCAGTATCATGGTAGTTGAAGTAGCGACAATCACATTTGCACGGACGTTTACACCGTCAGATATTACAACACCACCAGTATTGTTAGCAATCAAAGTTACAAATGTCGCAACATTGGTTGTGGTATTGTAAGCATTTACTGCTTCAATAGTGACGTTAGCTGTAGGAAAAGCAAGGTATGTACCTGCGGGAATCAATACTGTAGCGTTGTTAGCCGTTACAGTGGTTAATTGCCAGTATGCACCTGCCGTGTTGGTACTTGCGTTTGCAAGAATGATTTTGTTTAAGCCTAATGACATGACTATTTCTCCTTATAGTGATAAATAGTTATAGCCAGAAACCCTAGCCATTGACTTAGGCTTCACGCTTACCAATTCGGCAATCATGATAACCGCACCAACGTAACCGATTTGCCAGTTAGGTAATGTAGACTCAAATCCAGTAAACACAAATGAACCTTGCTCGTGGATGTACAAGTTCAAGTAGTTTGTGTTAATGAAGTAGACTGCACCTTCTGCACAATAGGGGTCTGGATAAATTGGAACACCAGCGACCATCAACGCTCTGAAAGCAGCTTGAGGACCGTTGTTATCACCGTCAAAGCCAGAGCCTGGGGTAATAACATATTGCTCTTGACCTACAAAGTCTTGAGCCAACAAAGTCCAAGTACCAAATCCGCAAACACCAAACGAAGGCATTTCTGCACCGTTCTTAGTTGTTCCAGAAATATACTGAAGAATGTTTTGTCTTGTTGGATTGACGTTACCAGCAGCGTAAACCTTAGATTTCCACCATGTGTAGGTAGTACGGCTGATGTTTCCGTAAGTAACAAGGTTTGTACCGTCATCAATAGCACCAGGCAATCCAATAAACTGCTGAGTGTTAGTGTAATTGGTGTACAAAGCTGTTGCCATTGCGTCCATCATCACATTGGTTGCATCGTTCATACGAGCTTCAATCAATGGGATAATTGCTGCGTCTTGCTGTACTGCACCCTCCATACCCAAGAATGGGACGGGAGAAATCATCAGTTTCAAGTCGTATTCAGCGTTATAAGCACCTTGTTGGACAGAAGGCTGGTTGAATGAACCAGAGTAGTCTGACCACTGAGCATTTACAAACTGTGCACCTTGAACAGGGACGGTAATTGAAGAAACACCACCTGAAGCTTGTTGACTGTTTGCAATCAACGCTGCCATCAATGGCGTGGAGTTGTACAGTTGTACAACGAGTTTTGGAATAAAGGCTCTGCGGGTAACGTAAGTTAATTCAGTAAACTGACTTGACCCCGTTGCTGGCAGAATACCACCACCTATAGCCATAACGACTCCTTAAAGATGGGCATTTCTGCCCCGACAAATTAAACCCTCTTTAAAACTCATAATCCGATTGGTCTACTCCGTGGATTGCGGAGTTCAGACAAAGCCTTTGCTGCTTCATTGCGAGCAGCATTGGCAGGATTCTTCCAGTACGCAGACAAGTCAAACTTGTTCATAGCGTTAGGATTGTAACCAGATGAGGTGGGCTTGGCAGCTTGTTTCATCCAATTTAAATAGTCCGCAGCAGTTTCATGGTCATGGATTTTCTTCTCCATCATAATTTTTTCTACCTCTGGAATATCATCCTCAGAAGCGACCAAACCTTTTTTAACCAAACTGGCTCTGCGTTTGTTCAAATCATCAATAGCATCACGCTCTCTAAACTTTGCCTGTAGAGCATCGTTTTCTTGACGCATCTGAGCTAACTCATTTCTAGTCATATCCTTGATTTGAATCTCAGGGATTTGCATATCGGGTTTCACCCGTTGAGTTAGACGCAAAAAATCTTCCCGAGTCTTTGGGTCTTCAGCCATTGTTTGGGCTAACTGAGCCAATTCATCTCGTGCTTCTAATGACAAATTTTCTAAAGACATGATACAACCCTCTTTTTAAACTAAATAACTTTTTTGCCGTCAGCAGGTTTTTTAACACCCATTGCGTTCTTACTAACTTTGTTTGCACCATTGAGTCCACCCAATGCAGCGTATCTTGGTGTGTTGGTTACAACGCCATTTTGCTGATTGGTATCTGTTGGTCTACGTGGGGCTGCTGCGCCTCTTGGCTTAAATAAATCCATGATTACTCCTTACATTGGGGACATTGGGGGTGGGGGAGGCATACCACCACCTTGAGGGGGCATACCAGGGATTGGTGCTTGAGACATAGCTTTACCTTCAGGCGTTGCACCACCAGCTTGAGGTAATGTTTGTAGCATCTGCAAAATTTCAGATTGCTGTAGTTCGTTTGTTTTGTTTTTCCGTGGACCGAGGATGCCAGTCAATGTACGGATAGCACCAAGTGCTTTTTGACCTTCTTCTGTCTCAGAACCAAGGGCAGGTAAAGATTGTTCGAGTAAGTCCATTGCCATTGCAAGATTTATCATTGCACCTTCTTTGCTTCCCATCTTGGGTTCAGGCGTAGACATGGGCGAAGACATTGGAGGCGTTTCAACATCGGACATAGCACCAGGTTGTTCCATAGGCATAGGTGCTTGTGCGTTACCACTTCTTGGTCCACGCATCAATTCCATTAACTTGTCTGACGGTACGCTCATACTAAACTCCTTAGTGTCGTTTGTAACCATTTACAAACAACTTGTCAATAGGTGGGAGTTTTTGTGTCGAAACGCCCAAAACGCTACAAAAATCACTTACGTGACTTACGTCCTTTACGACCTCTACGCATGGTAGTGCTCCTTAAAGTTTTCCCACTCATTTTAAGGGAGAGCGAGACACCCCTTTTCTTCTTTGCAGAAAGAAACTTTTACCGCCTGGTTTTCCGACCACGTTTAGCCATCTTGTACATAGTGTACTCCTTGTTGATTAAGAACGTCCTTGTCGAGCGTAGTTACGTTGAGTTCTACCACCAGACATGGTTTTAACATTTGGTTCTCTGTATGTCAAGCTAGGCGTAGATTCGCCTCTCTTGAGAGAAGTTGTACTGACCCTTGGTTGGTCAGCTTTAGGTTGTGTTTGAGTGTCTGTTGCCATCATCCCACCTGTTTTAAATCTGGTTTACCTTTTGGTTCTGGCTTGTCTTTTGGTTCTTGAGCTTGTTGTTGAGCTTGTTGCGCTTGCTTGGCTTCCATCTTCTTCAATCGGTCTTTTAATAATTGTTTCATAGGAGGCTCAAGTAAGTCAAGCAAAGATTCTTTGTCAATAGCCCCTGCTTTTAATAAATTAAACGCCAATTGCCTCTGGTCTTCCATAAAAATGGGTGAGTTACTGTGAGCATCTACCTTGACCACATAATCACTGGTAAATTGTTCAGCAATAAACTTTCTGCCTTCCATATCCGTGAAATGCGTGTTGTCATATTTTTGCATACACTTCAAATAGAGTGTGGCAAGCTTCTCAAGGCTGTCTTCAACAATCAACGCCCTCTTTTTAGCTCTTGATGAACCTAGACGGGCTAATTGTGAGGCATGACCACTAGAACGAACACCAGCTTCCCCTTTACCTTGAAGAACGTTCACAATACCGCTTGCTTCTTCAAACATAGCGTCTATTTCCCGTAATTCGGTAAATAAATCTTGTGGCATGTTTGGAGGCATCCTATCTACCTTGGCATTGGGCATGTCATTGGAGATAGAACCCCCTGCACGGTTCAATGCAAAGAGTTTTTCGTCTGAAATACCCGTAAAACCAATAAAAGCAGTGGGGGGGTTGACCTGTTTGGATAGCAAATCCAGTATGTCAGTCATCCTATTGTTCCTAAGTTCCTGTAAAAACTGGAGCTTTTGAACCTCTGAAGCCCCCCAATAGTAGTCATACAGGGGGTTGGGAGTGATTTGAACAAAGGGTAATTCGCCTTTTAAGAACAATTCCTCCCCTGGTCTATCGTAAATAATGACATTTGGGTCTGCTTTGGTCACCACTTGGTAGTCAAGAATCTCGTCATTCCATACCCAAAGCTCCGTCATCTCCACTGTTTCTTCTGAAACCATTGCTTTATAACGGTTCTGACCCGATAAATCTAGGTTGACGTTACCGTACAACTGGGGATTGGTCTGAGACATCAAGATACGTTCTAGACCATTGGCAACTTCGGTACGCTCATGTTGACTAGCGGAAAGCTGTTTGATAATGGCTTC